AGAGATTAACCACTACCAATTAATGCGTAGTATAACACTAGCTAGATGTTTAGGTTAAGATACAAACCTACCCCCCTTGATTGTTTTGCTATCGAGCAGTACCACAATGTTTTTTAAAGAGGTCTATCCTCTATAACTGCGTTAGGTCTTAATAGTTTTTATAAACAAAAAAGGACAGCCAACTCTCGCTGACTGCCCTTACATATTATAATATAAATTGACTTGCGTCAATCTAACTTGACATCTTCAACTTCTGGTGTTTGAAGTTCGGTCTGTGGTACAGGCATTGTTACAGGAAATACCATTGAATGTTTTTCCCATGTAGCCGTATCACTATTCCAATACGTCAAAGCCTCTTTCGCTTTCCTTAACTCATACATTAATTCTTGCGTAGGTTTGCCATGATTCTCTATCAAAACCAAACAATTAATTAACTTCTTACGAAGTGTTCTTCTCCATTTTAATTCATGGGAAGTATCAATCGTAGGTGCTTCAGTAGTCGAAGTCATTTCTTGATTGTTTAACATATGTTTCCTTTCCTTTAAAGTACCTACAAGGTATCTTAAATATTTACATACGTCAAATAAAAAACCCCCTGTATTTCTACAAGGGGTTATCTTTATAACTTAGAGGGAGATAAAGTCTGTTAAATTAAATAATCATTGTGCCAAGCTAATACATAACTTAATACGAACATGATCGCAAAGTAAATTAATATCAAATAAAAATCTTTCATAAATTTTTTAGTCTGTCAAATGGCGTATTAAAGAATAAGTTTATCTGCTTTTTAATAACGTCAACGCCTAACTCTTTTGTCTTATCTTTTAGTACGTTTTGTGTTTCGATTGATAGGTTTGTTTTATTTTTTTGCTCATACGCTTTAGCTTTATTTTTACTTTGAACTTCTGCTATCTCATCTAATGTTTGATCGACCATATTATTATCCTTTCATTAATTGCTATTATCAACTAGTTTTTGTATTTCTTCCTTACGTTCATCTAGTTTATGTAACTCTGAATAGAGTATTGGGTTATCTAAGTATTTAGTTTTAAGTTTAATCATAACTTCATCAAACTTTTTTAGTTTTAACTTTATTTGTATTGCTAATGTTGTCATTGTTATATTTACATCATATAAAAAAAAAGCCCCTGCGTCAATTCTCACACAAGGGCTTTTTGGTACTCTATAACTAGGTCATAAATACCTCGCTTTACTATGGTTTATACTGCAACGAAACTTATCAATACGCCAAGCACAACCCATAATAAAGATACATACATTATTGCTTTCATATTTTTTACTCCGTTGTTATAAAAAATACTATAACTAAATAAAAAATATGTCAACTTAACTTTTAAATAAAATAAATATATTTATTGCAATCGCTATAAAGAAGTGAACCATTAAAAAATTATCGTATGTTATTTGTTCAATCATAATTTTAGTATTGAGTTTAATAGATACGAATAGATAAATAGATTTAAAATTATTAGTGATATTTTAATTGTCATTGATTTAAAACTGCTATTGTTAAAAATATAATTTCAATTATTATTATTGCTTCAATCATTGAACCCCCCTAGTTCTTTTAATTCCTGTAAATCTGCCCCGTCATCACTTAGGTCATCTCTACTAATTCCGAGATAATCTAAAAATTCATCTTCTTTATTTCTTATATTGTTAGCTTGTTCTTTTTTTGTAGGTAGTTCTATTTGTTTTTTTTCTGTTTCGTTGTTCATGTTTTTATATTTTTTTTAATTGGTTAATAATCCCATTAGTATATGCAAAAATTGCATAGGTCAAATAAATGGCGTGTTTATTCGTTAATGTATAAAAGCTATATTTTACAAGGGTTATTTAAACAAAATCAAATGCGTTGATTATTGTTAAAAAAACTAGGTTTTATAGGGGTTATTTAAAAAAACGAATAAAATTAATAATTAAATTTGACTTGTATGTATAAATCTATATAACTTTATTTATGTTTAAAAATAAAAAAACCAATATAGAAAGTGAGAATAAAATGTTAGATAAACAATTAAACACAATGTTGACTAGTATTGGAAACAATACAATTCAAAATGAAGTAACTTCAATGGGTATAGTTCAAAGAAATAATGAATTATTCCAAGGGGGGAATTTCAAATATAATAATGACAGTATCTATTCTATGTTAGGTATTAAAGCCCCTAATCAAATATTAACGGAAACAAGGGGTTTCAATACAGTTGATAGAATAAATAGTGAGAGAAAACGATTAGTTGATCGTATTATCTTACCCTTAGCAAATTTTAAAAATTTAGTTGAGAGTGATAAAGACAAAGCAACAAAGCTAGATAAGAAAAAAGCTAAGGAAAACAACAAAGCTAAACCCGAACCCGATCACACAGTTAAAAAGAGTGATGAAAAAATAAGAGCAAATGCGATAAGAACGACGGCTAATAGAGTTCTTTATCCATCTTTATTTATAATGACCTTAGACAAATCTAATTATAAATTTGATAAAAAGGTAGTTAGAATAAATTTATTTTGTCTTAAAAATGAGATTGTGAAATCAATCTTTGGTTTGGATAATGACAACTTAAAAAAAGCAACTGATAGTAAAGTTTATTTTGTTGATTGTAATTTCAGTTTATTAGAGAAATTAACTCAAAAATATATGTTTAATATTTCAGTTGATCGAAGCATTACTACAACTGAACAAGCAGAAGACCTTGAAGCAACAACTGATGAAGCTATCAAGGGGGAATATACAGAAGACAAAGCAAATAAGATGATGGCTTCTATCTGTTCTCAATTAACTTATTTAGATGATAACAATGCATTAGATGAAATTCTTAAAGTTGAAAACCACATTAGAACATTAACTAATTATGGGGTTACACTTGAGGAAATAGTCGAGACTGCTAGAAAACAATCTAAGGGGGGCGTAGTTAAAGACCTTTACGGCTCATGGGTTGTTGATAATGCAACGAGTGTTGAATTAAAAGGAAACACAATAGAGGAATTAAAAGGGTCATTTAATAAGCAATTTAAGATTGCCGTTTAATTAATAATAATAAACACCAAGGAACCCCCTTAATTGGGGGTTTTTTGTGCCTAAAATTAGCCTTAAAATTATTGATAATAAAATTATATTAACCAATAAAAAAGGAATAAAAAATATGACAATCTCAAAAAAACACTTCATTAATATTGCTAAAATATTAGGTGAAAATACAAAATCAAATAATAAATTAATTATTGAATTAACTTTGTATTTAAAATCTACAAACCCTAAATTTAACAAAGATAAATTTATTGATGCCATTGATAAATCTAGGGAATTAAAAAAAGCAGATGAAGTTTATTATGATCACAAATTTGATTTAAGAGCTAAGCAAGTTATTGATGAAGCTAATATTGAAGATTTGCAAAAAGAAATTAAATTATTAAAAGCTGAAAACCAATTTCACAAAGATTGTGCTGATCAATATAAAAAACAAGCAAGGGTATTACAAAGCAAAGTTAAAACATATGAGCAAGATATCGAGAAGTATTCACATGATAATAATATTTCTTATAATACATATAACAAAGTAAATAATAATTAATTAATTAAGTTCCCTCTCAAAGCCCCCTAGATTAAACCCTAGGGGGTTTTTTTTTATATCCAATTATAATTCCAAGTAGTTTCCAGGGGGGTTTATAGTTACAAAATTTTACACTCCCTAAGTTCTCACAAATCGTTAACCAAGTTACACCCAAGGGAACCCCCAAAGTATTACAAATAAAAAACTAAGCTAGAACCAAGGAAAACCCTAGGGGTACGCAAGGGGCAACGGGGGGTGTGTATATAGTATATATGCCATTATCAGAAAATCTAGGATACCCTTGTTAACCATCGGGGGGCAAGGGAATATTCTAGTAAATGTACTAGGGAATACCCTAGGGGGTAGCTGTAAAATTCCCTATAGTATATATGTTAGACCCCCCTGGCAGTGCCTAATAACATTATACACCTCACATTCACATTTGTCTATGACCATAATGTCGCATATGAAATTTAACCTGAAAAATTTGTTGACAAAATCGTTAATCACCCCTATAATAGAACCTATATATTATTCAAAGGACACACATACACGCATATTTCAGTAGAACAAAAGGGGTCATCACGAATAATATCCAAATTATGCTAGATCTAGACATAAACAAAGTAAAACAACTTCCTTTCAAGGAGATAATGGAGCTAATAAACGCAAATAATGGATTCTTCTATAACAAAGACTCAAAAAAGAAACTTAACAGATATGCAGGAGAAGTTCCTAGACGTGCTTTTTACAGAAGCACAGGGAAATCCACGAGAGGCAGCAAGAATAGCAGGTTATTCAGACCATAGCTATCCAAAAGTTGTACGGAATTTAAAAAAAGAGATTACAGAGCTGGCGGAAACCCACTTATCAACGCACTCTGCAAAAGCTGC